CGCAATTGTCATTTCTTTAACTTCCATATTGTTTTGTTTAAGGGACGCCGGGGAACCGACGCCCCGGTTAATTACTCGCTTTCTGTGTATTCCTCAATAATCAAATCGTCCTGCCCTCTTTTAACTTCTTCAATGAATCCTTGGAACCCGTTTTTCTTGGCAATATCAATAATTGCTTGCAATCTCTTTTCGCCCAAACTTTCGCCCCTCGCAATGCGGAATACTTTCACGGTTGGGTTACTTGCTATAATCAGTTTTGCGGCAACCTCCATTATCTGCGAATCTGAAACCTTTCCGGCGACAAATGGGACGTCATTTAATACTAACCCATCATCACTAAACGAAAGCCCGGAAATCGGTAATTTCGCCGACGAAATAAGTTTTTCACGCTCGGCGGATAATTCCGCAATTTCTGAATCCATCTTTTCCGCTTCTGCTTTTTTGTCGTCTGCTTGTTTTTTCTTTGAAAGATAATCGGCAACCTTTGCAGCCTTTTTGTTGTGTTCCTCGGCTTCTTTCAATTGTTTTTCTGTATCGAAATTATTCGGGTTCAAAGCCTCATAATCTGTTAACCATTTTTCGGCACTTGCTATTTTTCCCTCATAATCTTTCTTTTCTTCTTCAACGACCGAAACGGTTTGTTTATACGTCTTTTCGGCTTCTTCCATTGCTTTCTTTGCCGCCTCAATTGCTTTATTGTATGAATCTTTGGCGGCTGCCAAACGTACCGGAATCTCTGCCAATCTCCCCTTTCTTTCTTCCATACGTAAACGCACGCCCTTTGCTTTCTCAACCAACTTTGCGTTTTCCTGCTGTTCTTTCATCAGTTCCGTAATGTCCTTTGGTTTGGCATACGTTTTCAAATCCTGCGTTGTCAATCCCTGCCCGGCTGCATCTGATATTGATTTGTAGGTTTTCAAATCTCGGTTTACTCCGGTACGTTCTGTTTTAAGCCCGGCAACGGTTGTATCAATTTCGGCAATCCTTGTTCTTACTTCTTCCGGCAACAAAGACTTTACAACCTCAATTTGCTTTCTGCGTCCCTCGGCGGTTTCCGACCAACGGGAAAATTCCACGGCGTCAAAATCTGTATAACCGAAAATCTTTTGCAACATAGAAACGTTATCACTTTTCATTCCGGTTGTCTTTGATTTAATTGATAACGTGCCACGTGGGTTTGCTTTTGTGAATTTCAATTCAACCTCATATTCCTCTCCGTCGTCGCCGACAATCATTTTTGCAAAACCTTTGCTTTCTCCATTCTTCAATACGGCGTCACGGTTCCCGGTCAACAAAGCCCCAATTGCTTTTAATACCGTTGATTTTCCCAACTCATTATCCCCGGTAATGAAATAAACATTACCGTCAAAATCTGCGTTAAACTCTTTAATTACTTGGAAATTTACCAATTCTAATTTCTTTACTATCATAATGCTCTCGGTTTGTGCCTTTCGGCGGTTAATATTATTTTGTTAATTCTCTCATTCTTTGGTATATCATTGTTTGCACCTTAGCCAGTTCGTTGTTATTTCATGCCACAAAAATACGGTAAATATTTTAATTACCAAAATTTTTATCTTTTATTTTGTATTTGCGGCAAAAAAATATTCCCGATACGGCGTAATGTCGTACCGGGAACAATCAAAACAATTTCATTTGTGTATCGGTCAATACAGCAACGACCGCATCAACTTTGCGTTCCCAACTTTCTAACGTTGCCAATTTCTCCGGGGTTGGGTTCCGTTTGTAACGTCTTTGGCTATGCCTCATCTGTTTTATAGCATTTATAAAATCAGTATATGTAACCATTTCCTGATATTTAAAAACATATCCACCAGCTTTCCCCCTTTGACCTTTTAGGCATTTTGAAATACTAGTTCTATCGACCCCCAATATAATAGATGCCTCTATTATTGAATTAAAATACACATTAATTTCGCCACTTATTGCAACTATTTTTTTTTCATTATGTGATTTTCTGTTTTCTATACTTCTCTTTTTTGTGATAATATTATTCGCGTTTTCTACTGGTGTAACCCAACGCAAATTTGAAACATAATTATTCCTCTTATTACCGTCGATATGGTCAACACATGGTTTGTTGTCCGGGTTCGGAATGAAAGCGACCGCAACTAATCTATGTATTAATTTTGTAACATATTTATTACCGATACGTATATTAACCTGTTCATATCCATTAGAATGGATACATTTTTTTAGAAAGTTATTATCATGCTTTATATTCCCAAAATTTGATATGTAATACGATGGAAATATTTCTTTATATTCTTCAAATTCTAATCCCATAATCTATTATGTAAATAATTCGGTAAATTACTTTTTATCCAATCCATATTGTTAGCTAACATATAACGTCCAAAGTGCATTATCAAAGTTGCATCGCATGAATACATAGTTTGTTTTATCTCTGGATATAGTGATTGTGCTATATCTTTATATCTTTTTTTTCTGTCTTTTTTATCTTCATTTTTTATTCTTATCCTTAGTTTTTGCTGCCACGAAATAGGGGCTATTAGAACAAACGGTATTTCGGCGACGGTTATAATGGCTTTCAATTGCTCAAAGTTTGCAAGCATTTTTTGTATGCGGTACAATTTACCCATATTTACGCCATCGGCACCAAGCGTTACATCATCCGGGCGCACGCTCAATTTTTCCAAAAAGACAATTGGCGAACAAATGGTTTTCAGATATTCCAAATAATTACGCAAATCTGTTAAATCCTTTGGCATTTGTATTGCCTTGATATTTTGATTTGGTCGCCATGTTACAATACCGCCATTGCTTCCCGGGTCAATTCCCACTACTGCTGAAATTCTTATATTTTTTTCCATATATAACCTCCCGCTTTCTTTGATATCCCTTTTATATTATTTGAAATAGATGTTATAATTTTCATAATTAAAATAAAACTTGCTGTCTTTGAAACTCAATTAATCTTTTCTTTGCTTGTTCATAATAAACCGGGTCTTTTTCAATTATAGTTAAATCAAAGCCCAATTTATGTGCGGCTATTGCATGGCTCATACTTCCGCCGTGCGTGTCCAATATCCTTTGACCGGGTTCTGCAAAATTTTGTAATAGCCATTCATATAATATTATTGGTTTTTGTGTGGGGTGTATTTTTTTTTCTTTGAATGAACTTTTACCTTGTAAATTTCCATAATATCTATAATCAAAACATTTTGCAGGACAATTAAAATTAGTCCACGCAAACTCACCATCTGAAAAGTTAGGAACCGGATTTTGTTTGTACCAAAATATAAAACATTGGCATGGAGGCAATTTATAATAATTTCCACCCCATATTATACATTTATTAGAAATTCTGAAAAGTTCGTCAAAATAAATATCATTTGGTATATCATTATCCCAATTCTTTTTTTCATGCTTTGACCTTGCAGGTTTTGCAGCGTAATCAATTCCGTATGGCGGGTCAACAATTGCCAAATCAAAAGATTTATCACTTTGGGATTGCATAAACTCCATGCAATCCCCGTTTATTAATGTTATGTTTCCACATTTTTCAATTTTCATCTTTATATCCTCCCGCTTTTGTAAAATAACCTATTACGCCAATTATAAAGCAAACAATAAATAGTTCCATATTTAAAACTTCATGTAGTTATCAACTTGCATTTCCTCGGAAATCATCCGGTCAAATGCTTTTATAATCTCCTTTTTCCGGGCAACTTCAAACGCCGTAAAATCAATTTCCGGGCTTTCGGTTCCTTTTCGGCGAACTTGAAACGCTGTATATTGGTTTATCATTCCACGGGCTACACGCTGCATATACCGGGCAAACGCTTCTTTGCGGTCGTCCTCTTTAACTTGTACATCATCAGCCAACCCGCATTTTTGCAACCATTCATACAAAAACATATCATCAGTTAGCCCCAATATTAATTTCCCGGTGTATTTGTAGCAAAGGAAAATATAACGGTTCCGCCATTGTCTTTGTATCTCAAATCTCCGGATTTGCTCCGGCGAAATTTCATTGTTTTTTTCCGGTATAGCTTTGTATGCTTTGTCAATTACATCTGTCTGCTTTTGCTTGTATGCTTTCAGAATCTTTGCAAAGTAATCGGCGTTGAACTGTTGATAATGGTTTTTGTCCGGATTCCCTTGTTTATCTTTCGGCAAATATTCGTCTAACTCTCCGGTCGTCGCCAATTCAAAAGCCATCTTAATATCAGCCAACGTCATATCTGAGTAATAACGTTTCAGAATATCCAACAACCGGGATTGTATATAATTCCAATCATTTTCATTCTGTGGTATTATATAACCAACGTCTATTGCTATACGCTTAAACAGTAACGAAAGATTTTCAACTAATTTTGCATCGTCAATTTCCGCAATTGGTGTTTTTGTTGACGCTGCGAAAACATATTTTTCAACTGGGTTTAATGCTTTGGCAACCTCCGGCAATTGCATCATTCTACGGCGTACTTCAATGGCTTTTGTTCCGGGCTTGGTATTATATATTTCTAAAGCCGTATTTTCTTTTTTTTCAATAGCTCCCATATCAATCAAAATCATTGTTTAAATACTTCATCATATCCGCAATTTCTTTGCTGCTTTGCTGCTCTGTCTTTACGGAACGTTTCATTTTTTCCCATTTTTCGTATTTTTCGGGGGTTGAATCATATTCTAACGCCGCCCAACCTTTTGAAATGCTTTCTTTTATCAGAATCAGCGCAAATTCTTCCGGGTATTTACTCAAACCATTTAAGTTTGCTTGTATCGCTGAAAAACTCTTTTGCGACGTTCTCCATTTCGGTTGACACATCAAAATATAAAAGTTCCGTTTAAATTCATCGCTATCAAATGGGAATACAAGTTTTGCAAAGTAATTATCAACTTTATCAATTACTTGTTTTCTGACGTCCAACAATTCCGGGGTAAACCCATAAACAATACTTGCTTTAACTGTTTTTTCTTCGTTTGAAAAATTGTCTTGTGAAAATCCGTTTGGATTTTCTTTTGAGGCTTTAGCCTCTTTCTTCATAGTATTATTAATATTATTATTATTAATATTATAGTCTTGTAGTCCGTTTTCGGACTGATTAAAGTCCGTTTTCGGACTGTTGTTTAGTCCGTTTTCGGACTGCTGTATATTAATATTATAGTCTTGTAGTCCGTTTTCGGACTGATTAAAGTCCGTTTCGCTTCTGTTCCATGTTTTACATTTTTCTGTAAATCTTAGATACTTTGTTTTCCCAAAAGAACTCAACTCAATAAATCCTCTGTCTGCAAGTTCTTTAATGTTTTTGTAAACTCTTTTAGGGATTGAAAAAAGCAACGGAAAATCATCTACCATTTTTGTTTCTGAATATTGATACCAAACAATGCCATCAACCGTAATTGTATTAGTCCACGTTGGCAATGTCATACACGCTGCAAGCGTTGTTGTTTGAACAATAGTCAGTTCATTTGCAACGGCGAATCTTTGGTCAATCAAAATATTGTAAGTCATAATTAAAAAAGAAAAGCCCCAATTAGAGCCGTTACACATCTAAAAGGGGCTTTGTAGCTAATTAGCAAATATCTTTCAATCGGTAACGGTCGATTGTTTTACGCCACAAATATAATACTTTATTTTTATTCCAACAACTTCACTGGCTTAAATGCTTCTGTTACTTTACGCAAATTCCCCTCGCTTTCGTTCGGAACAATGGAAACGACCGGATAACGGGAACGGTCGCCGGGCTTTTGCGAAATGGCAAATTGTACGTTCAAATCAAATATAATTCCCTTACAAAATCCCCGTTCCGCTAACATACCGTCGAACGTTTCCCGAATCTGCGGGATTGTGGACGCCGTACCCTTTGTTGAAAACTGCCATACCCCGGCAACGCCACGTACCAACGGTACAATAAAATTCAATGTCAACGTAATTTCCCAACCGTCGTGTCCGTCCTGTTTGCTTTTCCGATTGGGGTAACGCTTGGTAATAGCCAACATCAAATTCGGGTATTCCTCCGTTGTCAATGTTTCGTACTTTTTGCCGTCCCAAACTTGGAACGTTTCGCCGTCGCCCGCCGCAATCAATCGTCCGTCGTCGTCCCGGTACTCGTACCGCTCGTTGCATACTTTCGCCGGGTCGTCGTCCGGGAATACGATTTGTATTGTTTGGGGCTTTTCGCCGGAAGAAA